CTGCCATTGTTTCCGAATAAACATCGGAAGGGATAGTTGACTCAGTGATTGTTAATGGAGCCGTTGTATTTTGTGAAACCGTATCAACTGCATTAGCTGCTTCTGATACCGATAAATAAACTAAAACTAATACTGATTGCGAATCTTGAGCATTTCCACTTTCGGAAATTGTGACCATATAGGTCGTAATTGTGCTATAAAGTCCTGCGAATGGAGCACCCGAAAATGGATATGATCCAAACATATATTATTCGGGATCGATTACTGCAGCCAATTCTTCAAGAGTAGTTGCCGAGTTAATAGCGGCTCTATCTGAAGCAAGTTTGGCAAGCCATACATCATCGCTTGGGATATTTTCTATTCCCGACATAGCGGTAAGTTGTCTTTTTTGTGCTATTGAAATTACGCAATTATTGTATCTATTCAATTTATAAGCTTGCGCTTTATTAAAATTAACAGTTACTTTTCCATCGTTTAATTCCCAAGCATTAAAAAATTGAGAGCTTACTCCTTGAGGCAAAATGCTATCATCAACAATAATTGCATTTGGAGGGCAATCTTTTGCCAACACTTCTTCAATAGACATTTCTCCCGTTGGAACGCAAACAGATACGTTTCCTTTTTCATTAGTATAAATAATTATTTGAGTCATTCTTATATTCCAAAAATTAGGCTCCGGTTGCCATAAAGTTATTTATAGGCAAGTCATAATAATTTGATGTACCCGCAGAAAAAAATCTTGTATATAAATTTCCTGCTGAAACACTAAAAGTTTTTGCTCCCATCAAAGTATTAGTTGCATCGTCAAATCCACCAAGAACCAATGAACAATAGTTTGCATTGGAAAAAGCGGTAGAAAAACTAATTTGATATTCTCCGGTGGTAATCCAAGTAATAGAACTAATATTGTATGAAGATCTAATAGTTGGAGGATTTCCTCCAGACCAGTTTGCCCAAGCTTTTAATTGTGTTTGAGACGTTGCTGGGGCACTATTTGTAATAGTCACACCACCTGTAGTAGCCGATACAGATATACCAGTACCAGCAGCAACAGAAGTCACCCCAGTATTAGTAATTGTTAATGTCCCACTTGTAGTAATTGGGCTTCCACTTACACTAATACCAGTCCCAGCAGTTGCTGAAACGCTAGTAACCGTTCCAGTGCCTCTTGCAGTTACTTGACCTTGTAATTTTCCCAAAGCTGCAAGCAAAGTATCTGTTGCTACTAAAGCTGTATTTGTACCTGCAGTATATCCAGTAATTGCAGATGAAAGAGCAATATATGAATTAGGATTGCTTGAGTTGTAAGGTGTGTATCCAAGCGCAGTAGTCACCATGCCTGATGTGATGCTTGAGATATAGCCTGATGGATTTGATGAGTTGTAAGGTGTATAACCCAATCCAGTTGTGACTTGGCTTGATGAAATAGAACCAGTATATGTGCCAGTAATATTTGAAGCAGTACCAGTTGTATTTTGGTTTAGCGTAGGAACGTCTGCAGCCTGAATAGTCGACATGACAACGTTTGTGCCATTGCCACGCAAATAAGATCCGCTCGTCACTGCACCAGCGAACGCATTCATTGCAGCTTGAGCAGTTGTTTGACCCGATCCACCGTTAGCCAGCGCAACTATTCCAGTAACGTTTGCAGCAGTTCCTGTTGTGTTTTGGTTCAACGTAGGAATATCAGCAGCTACGATTGCCCGGAAAGTTGGAGCACCTGCAGACCCGTTAGGAGCAGCTAAGAAGTAGTTTGCCGTTTTAGAAGCGTATGGATTGATTGAGTCTCCATAAGCTGTAGCAAGAGTCCATGTAACCGCTGCTGAACCATTAAAAGTTGATCCGCTTAAACCAGTTCCGGCAGTATGAGAGTTTGCTACTGATCCAGCTTGACCTGTTGTATTTTGATTAAGCGTTGGAAAAGTGCAATTTGTTAATGTCCCACTTGAAGGAGTGCCAAGAGCTCCGTTGAATGTAACTGGAGCACCTGCAGAGCCAATAGCGATAGCCAAGGCTGACGCAACGCCAGTACCTAGACCGCTAATTGCAGTGCTAATGGGAACGCCAGTAAAATTTGTTCCGGTCAATGTTGGAGTGCTGCTCCAAGAAACTGCCCCAGTTGACCCTGCGCTTACAGGAACCTGACCAGCAGTACCGTATCCAGTGGTTCCGCTTAATGCTGGAGTAGTTCCTAAATTAGTGGAAAACCCTAAAGCTCCTGAAACGTTAATAACGTGAGCAGATTGACCTGAAGATCCCCAAGCAAAATATGATTTAAAACCATTGCCCGAGCCAAAGGTTATATCTCCATCATGACCCGAAAAATAAATTCCGTTATTTATGGAGAAAAAATCCGAAGGAGTTGATGCACTATATACGGAAGAATTCATGCCGAATTCACCGTAATAGGTAGAGTCGGTTCCTAAGTCATTGCTTAAAACGTAATTAGCTGAAGCTCCAGCAGTTCCGCTTTTGTTTTGCAAAAGAGACTGAAGATAACTTCCTGAAACACTTGCACCAACAGCAAAACCAGTGTTTGACGCATTAAAACTAAGATTTGGAGTCGTACTAGTTGTTGAAGTTGTCAACAATACTGGGACAGATACGGTCCCAGTTGAATCTTGAAATACTGCTTTATTAGCCGGATAATCGACCCAAACGTCCTGCGTACCACTGGAGAAGTTCACCAATGATCCAGCGTTGGACGAGGACAGCACTGTAGTACGGGCAAGCGTAGTGCCACCCGAGCCAACAGTGCCGTAACCCACTTCCCAGTTTGCCCCATTCTGATCGGCAATAACATAATAAGTCGTGTTATTTGCCCCAACTCCTGCGGAGAAGGTTTGATAGCCAAGAGCAGCACCTGCGAGGGTTGCTGTACCCGTACCGGGAGAAATTGTGGTTTCTCGTACCCGGTTAACTAATAAAAATGTCATGATTAGACGGCAGCGATTTCAGTTTCTTTGAAATAACGCTTTTGGTCTTCACCATCTGCGTCTTTGTAAGCTACCAAAAATACGATTTCGCCAGTGTTTTCGTCAAAAGCAAACTTTTCAACAGTACCAGTAATAGGTGCTGTAATGATTTGAGATACTTCTTGACCTTGTGTAAATTTAGGCATGATTTATTCCTTAGAGGCTTAGTGAGTAAGTAACTTGAACAACGTTACCGCTATTGACAGGTTGATTACCGCCAGTGAATGCGCCAGCAGACAATAAAGTACCTGCAGTGCTCATCAATGTAGTAACTGCGCCAGTGCCGTAAGTGATAAACGCACCGACCAAAGTACCTGCGCCAGTCATTGTGAAGCTAGTTGGAGAGCTAGTAGAGATTGCGCCAGCAGCAGCAGTGCCGAATGCAGGAGCAATACGAGCTGCAAATGTTGGGGCATTAGTTGAACCAGCTTCGTTCCAGCCTGTATGTGAAGCCATTGTGTCGCCAGCAGCAACTGCTGTATAGCCAACAGAGCTAATCAATCCCATGTAAGGACCAACTACTGTATAGGCAGAACCAGTCAAAGCTGTTTGTAGCATCAAGTTTTTACCAAGGGTACAAACTACGTTTTCAATTGTGTCTTCCCACAAGAGAGTACCACCTTCGTATTCAAAGCATTTAAAAGTGTAAACACCTTCTGCTTGGGCAGATTCGCCCATGCCAGCGATTGAGGCAATGCTCATATTCGCTGACTCTACTGCGTTTAATTGATCTTTCATTTTGGTTCCTTATTCGTCTAAATCAAAGTTGATGACTGGTTTGCAAATACAACGGCAATTTGGTAAATCACCGGGTAATCCCCGCACTTCTTCCCCGTACATTACCCCAATTACGGGTGGTTTGTCGAATGAATATTCATTACCCGACATTCTAATATGATTCACTCGTGGCTCCTTACCACCGCCTGAGTGTATCCATATAAACTTCTTTACTCCAAGCGTTTTAAGTCTTGAGGTATTGATCGATTGATACGCCTTGCGAGTCTGATCCAGCGCAACATTTCTCGCATGACGAATATTGCCATTGTATTTTTTGGTCAGGAACGGGACTAAATCCTCCATTCCCTTTCCAGTTGTAATGCTTCGCATGACTTGCCCTTGGACTTCGGCAAGATACTTTTGCGGAATTATTTTGATAAGGTTTGCAGCTTCTTGAGTGCTGGCTTTAATTACATCGTTGATCTGAGCATTCCTGAAGGAAGTATCGATCTTAAAATCCTCGCTGGCATCCTTTAAGGACATTCCTAGCGTTACGGCTGAATTCCGAATAGTGCGCTCTATCATGCGCTCCGTAGAGCTCTTAGCGATAGCATTAAAGCGTTTTGACCACTTCTCAAGCAGCCAACTCAAAAGGATTCGGGCTTGACTGGAGATTGAAGCATCCTCAGCAAACCCGAACTTGTTTTCTTTAAATAGTTTTTTTAACTGTCTTTCAACGTCACGAGACATCAAGCCGATCAGATCTACTGTTGGCTTGGCGTAGTCGGCAGCAATACTTGCATTAGGTCTTAATGCTCCACCGACTATCCCATTTACAGGCTTCTTACTTGCCTTCGGCATCTTTGTCTGCCTTTTCCCAACTAGCTAGGTACTCAGGAGTCATAAGCTTTGCCACTTTTGCGTCTTGCTCTTTTTCAAGATCATTGCCATATTCAGCCATGTCTCGACCATTAAGCTCTTTGAGCCACTTGGCACGAGCTTCTTCAAAACTCATTTTTTTAGGCATTTTCTTCTCCTTTCTTTCTAAGGAATAGCTCCCAATATGCCGGGTGCATTCGGCTTTTGCCAGTCTCGTAATTACTCCAACGTGCTTGAGTAGTATAGATCATACTGGCTGATTTGGATTGGGATAAATGCCCTCGTGCCTCAATAATTTCCTGAGCAGTGGGGACGTATCCCATCCCCCCTCTGTTTCGTTTGTTGGTCATCATGCGTAAGCTGTCCAGTTGGCTTGCTCGTAAATCG